ATTTAACATTCATGAGCACTACTATTAATGACACATTTTATGGAACAAATGCCTTTTTTGTTTGTTCTAATGTCATGCTCATTCCCCATCATTCTTGGGTAGCAGATGAGATGTTGTGTCAGTTTACTCGACATGATCGCGATTCAATTGGTGGGAATTTTCCGAGTTATGTTTCGCGAAAGCACTCTGTGGATATTCCAGGAATGGATGCATCCCTTGTGTGGGTTCCAAATGGTGGTTCTTGGAGGGACCTCCGTGACTTTTTCCCACAAACGATGCCAGTTGGAAAGAACAATCCCGCCGAATTTATTTGGAAGGATCATAGAGGAATTGTCAAAACATCGCCAACAGCAATTAAACATTGTCAAGCAAAGAATGGCCATATGAGTTATCCCGGAGGTTATTACACATTAAATTTCGATACCATTGTTGGAATGTGTATGTCGCCTTTAGTCAGTGAAACTAAATCACCATACTTTGCAGCCTTTCCTTTGGGAGGAATAACTAATACTCCTAAAGGCTGCGGAGGCACTATTCTGCGACACCAAATCGATACTGCAATGGCACAACTTGCTGCCATTCCATCTGTTCTTCTTTCGGCAAGTGCAGGAACATTGGAAACAGAGAAGTACGGTATTCAGTATATGACATCTAGTGAAATTCATGAGAAATCTCCTTTGCGACGATTGCCTATTCTTGATGGCAAATGCCCTAATATTGAAGTTTTTGGAACATGTCTTGGACGAGTGACATACTATTCAGATGTTGTCACTTCATGCATTTCGAAACATGTTGAAACCGTTTGTGGTGTTGCCAATAAATGGGGTCCTCCAAAGTTCCGCAAGGGAGATCCCTGGCATGCTTCGTTACAACATTCATGTCAACCATCTCATGGTATTGAAGGATCTTTACTCACTCGCGCATGTGATGATTATTTGAGACCATTTGAGAAAATGCTGAGAGATTATCATTCTTTGAGAAATAGTACGCGACCTTTGACACGTATGGAGGTAATCTGTGGAATTGATGGAAAGAAATTCGTAGATAAAATGCCTCCCAACACATCGGTAGGTTATCCTCTGTCAGGCCCAAAACGAGCTTATCTTACATATTTGGATCCAGAAATGTTTGAGGGGTTTAATTGCCCTGCAGAACTGGATGATATGTTTTGGAAAGAGTTCGAAAAAGCTGAGGAGATATATACTCAAGGAGAGAGATATTACCCGGCTTTTAAAGCCTGTTTAAAGGATGAACCAACCAAGTTGTCGAAGGATAAAGTGCGCGTTTTTCAAGCAGCACCAATTGTCTTGCAAATGATGACACGGAAGTATTTTCTACCAATCGCTAGAATCCTCTCACTATTCCCTGCATTATCAGAGTGTGCTGTAGGCATTAATTGTCAAGGACCTGATTGGGCTCATTTATCAGAACATATGCGTAAGTATGGCAAAGATCGTATATTAGCCGGAGATTATTCTAAGTACGATTTGCGTATGCCAGCTCAAGTAATGTTTGCCGCATTCCGCATTCTTATAGAGATTGCACGTATTTGCGGATACTCAGACAGGGATATCACAATTATGACTGGAATTGCAACCGATATATGTTATCCTG